GACGGTGTACACACACTAGATGATCTTGACGTATTTATGCGTAAGAAAATGAGAGGTGGTACATTTGCTGGCGATAAGAAAAAGACTGGTGCATTTTTAAGAGAGATGGGTACTATGTTTACTCATAGTGTTCTATCTGGACCTAAAACATCAGTTCGCGCAATTATGGGTACATCTACCGCAGCATTTACCAGACCTATGGCTATGGCTATGGGAGGTGTGATGAAAGGAGATGCAACTATAACTAGAGCTGCATTAGCTTCTCTTAACTCTATGCGTGAGATGGTTCCAGAATCTTTTAAATATTTTAAAAAAAGACTAAATAGTTACTGGGCTGGTGATTTATCTACAATGAAAACTAGATTTGTAGAGAGAAATAAACTAGACGACCAATGGCAAATGTATGGACATTGGGCAGAAACTAGAGGTAATACAATAGATAAGATATTATATCGTACAGCTAACATGGTTAGAGGGTTGAATGATAGTAGTCTTCTTACATATTCTACTAAGATTATGGCAGCTACTGACGATACCTTTGCACTAATGATAGGTAGAGCTAGAGCTAGAGAAAAAGCATTTCTAGCTGCTGCTGACAGATTACCTGATGGTAACTTCAGTAACCTAGATCAGAAATTTTTTAAGGATCAAGAAGATTTATTTAATAATCAAATCTTTAAACCTGATGGTAGTTTAGCTGACGAGATGGCTGACTTTAGTAGAAGAGAAGCTACACTTACTCAAGACTTAACTGGATTTAGTAAGAGCTTAGCTAAAGCATTTGACGAAGCACCATGGGCTAGACCTTTCTTCCTATTTGCTAGAACTGGTGTTAATGGATTAGCATTAACTGCTAAACATACTCCCGGTTTTAACTTCTTTGTTAAAGAATTTAACGATATAGCTAAAGCTAAACCCGGAGATGACCTTGCTGATTTATTACAGTATGGTATCAAAACTCCACAAGATTTAATGAATGCTAAAGCTATACAAAATGGTAGATTAGCTATTGGTTCTGCTGCTATAAGTATGGCATCTATGGCATATCTTAGTGGTAATTTACACGGTAATGGACCAACAGATAGGAAACAAAGACAAGCATGGTTAGACATGGGATGGAAACCAAGAACTATAAAACTTGGTGATGTTTGGGTTAACTATGATGCTTTTGAACCATACAACCAAATACTTGCATTAGTAGGAGATATAGGAGATCATCAACAATTAATGGGTGAAGAGTGGGCTGAAGATAGATTATTAAAATTAGCTATGGCAATGGGAAGTACAGTTACAAGTAAGTCCTATTTAGCTGGTATGCAATCTTTCGTAGATTTATTTTCTGGTCAACCCGGACAATCTAATAGAATTATTGCTTCTCTAATGAATAACACAGTACCTTTATCTGGTCTTAGAAATGAGATAGGTAAAGTATTGACACCATATACAAGAGAATTAGGTTCTGATTTACAGAGTTCTATAAGAAATAGAAACTTAATAACTGAGAACATAGCAGTAGACCCATTACCTATTAAGTATGATATATTAACTGGTAGACCTATTAAAGATCACGACTTTATAACTCGTATGTTTAATGCGTTTTCACCTGTTAACTTTAACTTAGACTATTCTCCCGGTAGAGAGTTTCTATTTGATAGTGGTTATGACATGAGAACTTCTACATATTCCGCTCCAGATGGAACAGATTTATCTGACAGTCCAAAGGTTAGATCCATGTTCCAACAAGCTATAGGTAAACAAAACCTACTAGCTACGTTTGATAAAATGGCTGAATCAGAAAATATGCAAATATCTCTCGCAGAAATGCGATGGCACCGTAAAAATGGTATGGCAGATGTTGAACCTAAATCATTCCCCCACTACAAACGAATCGCAAAAGAGTTTGATAAGGCTAAAAAACGAGCTTGGGCAAGCCTTAAAAAAGATCAAGACGTCCAAAAGTTACTTATCGAAGAAAGAAATCAAAAATTAAAAAATAGAAAAGCAAACAAAGGCACAATAGATAAAATTCTAGAAATGCCTAAATAAACAAACTATGGTGGTAGCCAATGGCTGTACAAACAACTGAAGAATTTAAAAATGGAGGAGCCACCTCTTACTCCATTACAATAGAATATTTACAAGCAAGCGACATCAAGGTAAGAATTGGTGGAGTTTTACAAACTTATGTATCAAGTAACCCTAGTTCTGGCGAATATACTGTTAGTGGCACAACTGTGACCCTTGGAGCACAAGCTGCTTCAGGAACTGGAAATGTACATATATATAGAGAAACAGATGTTAATACAGCAGCAGCTACATTTGCTGCTGGTTCATCTATAAGAGCATCTGACCTTAATGCCATACATGATATGGCTAGGTTTGCTGCTGTTGAACATAGAAATAAAATAATTACAGCAAATATAAAAGCAGGAGCAGTTACTACTACTGAAATTAAAGATGGAACTATCCTGACAGCAGATATAGGTGCCGATCAAATAACAAATGCTCTTATAGCAGATGACCAAATAGATTCTGAGCACTATGTAGATGCGTCTATAGATCATCAACACCTATCTAATGACTGTATTGATGGAGATAACATACAAGATGATGTAATTAACTCTGAACATTATGTTGCTGGCAGTATAGATCATGAACATCTAGCTACTGACATAATAGATGGAGATAATATTCAAGATGATGTTATAAATTCTGAGCATTATGTTGCTGGTAGTATAGATCACGAGCATTTAGCAAATGATATTATAGATGGTGACAATATACAAGATAATGCTATTAATTCTGAACATTATGTAGATGGTTCTATAGATCATGTCCATTTATCTAACGATTGTGTAGATGAAGATAATATACAGGATGATGCTGTAAGATCTGAACACATACAAGCTAACGCTGTTACTGATTCTGAAATAGCAACAGGTACTTTAGATAACAGATATTACACCGAAGCAGAGCTTAACGGTGGTCAGTTAAATAATTTATATTTTACAGAATCTGAGATAACTGGTGGAGCTGCTGACGGCAGATACTACACAGAAACTGAACTAAACAATGGTCAGTTAGACAATAGATATTATACAGAAACTGAACTTAATGCTGGTCAACTAGACAACAGATACTTTACAGAAACAGAAGCTGATGGTAGATTTTTACGTCAAGACTCAACTGACGTTATAGATACTAACGCTACATGGACAACTGGTAATACTCACGTTGCTACAACTGGAGCTATCGAAGCTAGGATTATTGACCTTATTGATGACGTTGGTGGATTTACAGCTATAGCTAATGAAACAAGCTTCCCAACAACAAACCCACAGGGTTCAACTGGACAAGCTGCAATTCTTAGTATTGCTGCTGTATCTACAACATTAACTCCAAATAACTCAAATGTTATAACAATAGCTAACGGAGCTGGTTCTGGAAATACAGTAACTATTACTGGTGTAACTCCTAGTAGCATTCCAACTGGATTTGGATTATTAGTTCAATCAACATCAACAACTCATACATATACTTTTCATAGATTAGTACCTAAAGCTTTAGATGTTAATACTGTTTCAACAAACATAACTAATATTGTAGCAGCCGGTGCAAACGTAGTTGATATAAATAACTTTGCAGATCTTTACCAAATTTCTAACAATGCTCCAACTCAAAGAGCTGATGGAAGTGCTCTTCAAGATGGTGATTTATGGTTTGATAATTCCAATGACAATTTACGGGTATATGACGGGACTAATTGGGCTATCGTCACCCCTGCACAGAGCGTTCTTGATAATATTGCTATTGTCTCAGGTGCGATTACTTATTCCGAAGACCTCGGATTAATAACTGATGCTGTAGCTACAGGTTCTTCTAATGGTTCACTCGATATAGTTGCAGATACTTTAGAAGACGAAATAACATTTACTGTTACAGCAGCTACAGGTAAATTCATTATTGATGGTGTAGATAAGCCAGCTCTTACTTTATATAAAGGTTGGACTTACACATTCGATGTTAGTGATGCGTCAAATGCAACTCATCCATTAAGATTCCAAAGTGGTGGAAGTGCTTATAGCACTAACGTTACAGTTACTGGTACACAAGGACAGGCTGGTGCAAAAGTACAAATTGTAATACCAGAATCACAACCTACAAGTTTCCAATATTACTGTACATCTCACTCAGGTATGGGTAATACCATCACTGTTAAAGATGACCCTATAAAAACAGTATCTGATAATGTAACTAATATAGTTGCAGTAGCTAATAACTCATCTAATATTAACTCAGTACATTCTAATGCAACCAACATTAACGCTGTACAAGCTAACGCTTCTAATATTAATGCTGCTGTTAGCAACGCCTCAAATATTAACAGTGCTGTTTCCAACGCTACAAATATCAATACAGTAGCTGGTTCTATATCTAATGTAAACTCAGTAGGATCAAATATTTCCAACGTTAATAGCGTACATGGTAATGCAAGTAACATAAACAGTGCGGTATCTAATGCTACTAATATAAACTCTGTAGCTGGTTCTATATCTAATGTAAACACAGTTGCAAGTAATATAAGTAATGTAAACAGCTTTGCTGGCACATATCAAATTGCAAACTCTAATCCATCAACTGATGGTGCTGGTAATACACTAGCTGCTGGAGACTTGTATTTTAATACAGGATCTAATGAACTTAGAGTTTATAATGGTTCATCTTGGCAAGGTGGTGTTACTGCAACAGGAAACCTAGCTGGTTTAGGAGCAAATACTTTCTCTGGAAATCAAACCATTAATGCAAACATTATTGTATCAGGAACAGTTGATGGCAGAGATGTAGCTACTGACGGTACAAAACTTGACGGAATAGAAGCAAATGCAACAGCAGATCAGACAGCAAGTGAAATTGTTAGTCTTATATCTGGACAAACTATTGCACCTAACGTAATAACAACAACTAACTTAACTCTCGATTTCGGTACACTTTAAATGGCAAAATTATTAAAACTAAGACGTGGCTCAACTACACAGCACGCATCATTTACAGGTGCCGAAGGTGAAGTTACAATAGACACAACAAAAGACACAGCCGTCGTACATGACGGTTCACAAGCTGGTGGTAGACCACTAGCAAGAGAAGATATGTCAAACGTATCTTCCGCTTCAATAGCAGGACAACTAGGTACAGACTCTATCGCAACAACTAAGATTGCTGGTGGAGCTTTACCAACAGACGTAACCGTAGCTAGTGCAAATATAGTAAACGGAACAATCGTAAACGAAGATGTTAACGCATCTGCTGCAATAGCTGGAACTAAGATATCTCCTGACTTTGGGTCGCAGAATATATCTACAACTGGAACTTTAGGTTTTGCAGGTGGAACTTCTACAGGTAATATAACTATTTCAAGTACCGCACCACAGTTACTCTTTACAGATACAGACAATAATCCAGATTATGCAATATGGAATAATGATGGTACATTAAGATTTATTGATTCAGGAGCAAATGCAACTAGATTTGAAATTCAATCTAGTGGATTAACTAAAGCAAATAATAGTTTGCAAGTGGTAGGAAACATCACAGTATCAGGAACAGTTGACGGAAGAGACGTAGCTGCTGACGGTACAAAACTAGATGGCGGTATAATGCTTGCCGATGGAGATAAAGGAGATATTACAGTATCTAGTTCTGGTGCAACTTTTACTATTGATAATAATGCCGTATCAAATGCTAAACTTGCAGATATACAGTCAAGTAGAATAATAGGAAGAGTAAGTAGTGGAACAGGCGACCCAGAATATTTAACTGCATCAAGTGTTCGCAGCATGATAAACGTAGAAGATGGAGCTACTGCTGACCAGACAGCTAGTGAAATAGTTTCTTTAATTAGTGGTCAAGACATAAACCCAGCGAGAGTTTATCTAAGTGCTGGAATTGTTGGTAGAGATACTAATGACTATTTAGACTTCTCAAACAACAGCCGTGCTGACCTTGTTATTAATGGTAATAACGAGTTTAGATTTGAAGCTGACGGTGACTTCCATGCAGATGGAGACGTTATAGCTCAGTCAACAACTATTTCATCTGATATAAATTTAAAAGAAAATATAAAAGTAGTACCTAACGCACTAGATAAAGTAGAATCATTACGTGGTGTTACTTTTGACTGGAAACGTGACGGTACTCCTAGTGCTGGTGTTATAGCTCAAGAAGTACAAGGTGTATTACCTGAAGCTGTAAAAGAAGTAACTCCAGT